TAATTCCATCCGCATCAATTTTAATATTATTTTGGTCTTGTAGCCCAATTATTGCTCCACTCGCCTTAAAAAATGCAACTTTTGTAGCTACTCCATCCACGCTTTGATATATCGACATTCCTGTATTATCAATCTGGGCGTAGTTGGTAATAGGGTTGGACTCCGCATGAACCTTGATACCATTTGTGCCGTCCGCAGTGATATATTTAGAGGCAGTCTGTGATGCTGATGTAATTCCTGCATCTACATCCTCTGGCGCAGGAGTCCAAGTTGTACTTTTTTCACCTTCCTACAACTTTATCCCACATATCTATATATATCCTCCAGCAGGTACATTTGAAGCATAGACATATCCTGCTGAATAACTGTCTCTTTGTGTACCAGTTAAAGTAGCTCCTTCATAACTAACGTATTGCCAATTGGTAGTAAGTGTCATATTAAAAATTTTACTACCAGTTGTTTGTCCGTTTCCCCATATTGGCTGGGGGGCAACCTCTGAAGTAAAACTAGTATTTGCTCTAATCCAAAGCCCCATACTATATTTTTTCCCTGTTATAAAACGATTGGTTAATCCATCTTGCGCTATTCCAATTCTTGCAGCAGAAGTGCCCGAATTTGTACACCTTATTCCTCCTGTTATTCCTGCCATAGGGGGGGACGATATATCAATATGAGAAGCGGTTCCACCAGAAGATCTCCATCCTTTTATTCCGCTACTAACAAAAGGCATGCTTGCAGAATTATATAATAGATTTCTTCCACCAATTTCACCACTTAAATCTCCAATATTAATAGCACTAACGTCTAACTTACCATTAGTTATATTAATTCCACCAATTTCTCCTGAGGTGGCGGTTATTTTACCTGTTAAGTCAACACCAGAAGCATATAAAACTCCCGTATTAGAAACACCAAAATTAGAACCTACTGCTAACATTAATCCAGTTCTTGATGCTCCCGCAATATTAGCAGTCTTATCACTGCTAGATAAATAAAAACTGGAATTTGAACCTATAGTTCCATACTAAATTGTTCCAGAGGTTAATGTACCCATCTTTGATGCAATAGCTGATAATTTATCTACATTAATTTTTGCTGCTGTTACAGCATCAGCCGCTATATTATCCGCCTTAACTTCCCCCGCTTTAATTTTTGCAGAAGTCACGGCATTAGCAGCCAATTCATCTGCTGTAATAGCATTCGCAGCTATTTGTCCTGCTGTAATACTATTAGCAGTTATTTTACTACCATTAATTGTAGCAGCTGTTAATTCGCCACTTACATTTGCAGCAGGTACTGTTAAAACTCCAGCGGCAGTTAATTTCATACCTCCAATTTGGGCACTTCCATCATTCCATAGCCACCATTTTCCTCCTGGCCCGCCAGAAATACCATCATTATTAATATAAACACCCGAAACATTACTATTCCAAGCAGAATGCCCATTACTATACAAAGCAGAGTTTATCGTAAAATTACCAATCTTACCTGCGCTAGAAACAATAACACCTTTAAAATAGCCATTAGTTGTATAGATACCCCATCCTTGAGGAGTAGTACCTTCAACAGCACCTAATCCAGATAAATTTCCAATTCTTAAATTAGGATCTGCAAAACCTCCACTTGAACCAGCTGTTGAAGTCGCATTACCACCACCGTAAATATCAATAAAAGTTTTACTATTTGGTCCTAAAGCCGTTATATATATACCAATAGGATAAAAAGTAGAACCATCTGCCCTTTGATATAAAGAAATTTTCAACTTACGATAAGGTAACCCCGTTTTAGTACCTATTTCACTTAAAATATTAGATGCTAAATAAGTTGACGCACTAGAAGTTTCCTTTTTATTAGTCGTAATTTCTGTGACATTAATTTGACTAGCAGTTACTGTACTCCCTAACTGCCCCATTAAAGTACCAAAAGGAATATACTCACCATTTACTTGTACTTCTCCTGTAACCAATACCTTAGATCCTGTTGTCCACGCCATGTTAGCATTAGAAGCATTTAAATATAAGCTATCAATAGCATAATTAGCTCCATGGAAAGTTAAAGATGTAGCAGTGGTGTCAACGGTTCCAGAATCACTTCCAATAGTAGGAGTGATATAAAAACTCCCATCAATAGTAGCAATATTAGAATTAGTCCAACTGTTAGTATGTAATTCGCCTTGAACGTCTAATAAACCAACAACAGTAGCTTCATCAGCTTTTAATTTTTTTATAATTGCGGAGTCCGCTTCAAACGCAGATGTTTCTAGCTCCTCCGCATATACCTTATTTAAAAATCTGCTTGACCCATGAACAATTAAATCTTTTAAAATTGCCATGTGAAAACCTCCTTTCTATTAAAAAGGAGGCCTCAAGCATCCTTTTCATTCTATTCAAAAACAGAAAGTATATCTAAATCATCCATATTTAAATTACAATCTATATCTAATCTATCCATTTCCGCCTCAATATCAATTGGAGTAAAATCAAATTTTTCTTTAGTTAAAGCTAATTCATTTAACTTCCCATTAATTTCAGTAATTTTATTTTGATAATCACCTAAAAATTCATCTTTTACTTTTTGAGCGGGAGTATCATTTCCATTTTCATCCTTAACAATTGTTTCTTCACTCTTCTCATCAGTAAAGAATTCATCTCTTAATTCTTTTTCTAAATTCTCCTTAAACTCATTAAAATAATCAGTTACTTCAGAAATCTTTTTCATATTCTTTCTTAATGCCCATAAGGTTTTCACAGACAGTCCATTTAGCTTATTCTTATCCTGTCTAACCTGATTATACCAACCGTTAATATTAACACATTCCATTACTAAAAGTTCTTTAGTCATTTTAAATCTCCTTTTTTCTCAATAAAAATAATGTTTCTTATTATCTATTAATTTAAAACGATAATAAGGCTTCTAAGTTGTTCCAAAGAATTTCCAATCAATCCAATCAAGCAAAATAATTGCGGCCGCACATATCACAGCCCAAACTAGAGTAAATGGTAAGCATATCTGGCCGCAATAATTAAAAGGTAGGTTTCTATAATCCCATATATGATAATCTTGATTAAACAATAGTCCAAAAATCAACTACATAAAAGTTGAGAAGGCGGTACAGATTAATGTTTGGATTCCAAAATCTGTATCAAACTATAAAACAGTATTGTTAAGAATACAGATAAATATACCTACAACAAAAGCTAGAATAAACATTGTATAATCTGTCCGCCCTCTAAAAAATAACTATATGGAAGTATAGACTATACCGGAGAATAATCCAATAAAAAATAATTGAACTAATCTTTTAAGTCTATTCATTAGTTTCATCTGCGGCAGCTGGTATATCCGGGAAAAATCTAGTTCTAATTGATGTAATAAGGGCCGCCGCACTTGTAATAATATTCTAGTATTGCTCTTGATAAGATTGAGGTAACTCTGAATCATATTTAATTTTCAACATTTCCTATTTATCATTTAAACTTCTAATCCAATTATTTAACATATTTACCCTTGTTTGCTTTTGAATAGAATTTGCCTGGAGTCCCATATATATTTTTACTATATCTGCCGCAGGGTATAATCTACAAGGTTCATGATGGGAATGATAAGGAATCAAAGTAGTTAAATCTTGAACTAATATAACTGTATATAAAGCAGAAAGAAGATTTAACTGGTCTTCAAAATTATAAGTAAATCTAGCTACGGTGCCGTCTGTCAATTCAACATCAACTCCGTCAAAAATTTCTTGCTGTCCTCTTGCGCCAAACTCATCTGTTAAATATTTTTTATACTCTTCCGCAGTCATTGAATCTATATCAACAACCTTATTAACGACTTTATCAAGTTCTTCAACCTTTTCAGCTAAGTTCTTTTCTCCTAATCTAACTTTTAGAACATCAACAAACTTGCCTCTTTGATCGTCAAATATATTACTAAGATATTCAATTCCTTCATATGTATTATATTGAGTATATGTTGCTACCTGTTGTTCATCATAAAAAATTTCAATTGTCTTTAAATCTTTTAAAATTTCTGATACAGTAACTAAATCAGAAGTTTCTAATATTAGGGAAGGGTCTCCGCGGAAAACTGAACCATCCCAGCTTAATAAATCGAAAATATATTCATTATTAATCTTACACGTAATATTCATTTTAATCTCCTTATATTTCATAAAATTGATTTGCATCAATATAATCTTGCCCAATATAAAGTTTCTTTTCTTTGTCTGTTTCAACAAATGGTGTTGTTGAAGATATGTATATTGAATCAGATGTGGCAGGAAGCCAAGGAGTAGGTTTTGAACCTTCTTCAAGTTTCCATCTATCTATATGCATACTTCTTGTTCCGTCTGCATTTCCAACAGAATTATATATATTTAACCACAAATTGGCAGAACCAGTTCCTGTAGCTTGGGTGCTTGTTACAGTAAAAGTTCCTACTAAATAATCTGCATGCCCATTAGTAAAATATGAAGTGCCATGCCAATACTTCATTCGAAGACTTCCTCCGCCCCAATACACATCTATTCCTAAGTCAGTAGCTGACTTTGCACTATGAGCAACATCTACATTCCATAATTGGATAGTATATGTTTTATTAGCTTCTAAGTTTTTAATCATGTTAAATTGATATGCGCAATAAGCAGAAGATGAATAGGTTCTAGGAATATATTTTAATAAATTTTCTTTAGTTTCATTCCCATCAGCAGTCCAAATTCCTTGTTTTGTTATATTAACTCCCATAATCAAACCTCCTCATATACAGCACCATAGATATTACCTTGATTATCTATATATGCAGAATTATTATAAAGAGATTTAACGTCAGCAGCAGAAAGAGCGGTTGCATAAACACGGAAATCAGATTCATTACCTTTAAATGCCTCTGAAGTAATTCCATATCCTGCTAAATGCCAATAATCATCTGCTAACCCACAGGTTAAATAAGTTCCAATACTTGTCTAATTTTCTGTGTCAATAAGTTCTCCATCAATGTAGCTATATACATACCCCTTATCAAAAACAATGGCTATATGATGCCAAACATTATCGGTTAAAGTTTTACAAGAAAATGTTTTTCCTCTTGCTTGACCTGCTACTCTTATATAATACCAAGCAGATGTTGCAGATGCTAATCTAAAACGGAAAAATGAATTTTCTCCTAAAGATACTAAATTTGGAGCAGTAGAATTAAGGGTGTTTGTTTTAAACCAAATTGCACAACTCATTGCATCAATAGTTTGTCCTACAGAATAACATGGTCCTACTGTAATAGTATCTGCATTTTCATCAAAAACTGTAGATACATTATATTTTGGTGTATCAGAACTATAAGTCGTTCCCACTTTAGTTCCATTATTACCATATCCACTTGCATCATACTCTATATCATCATTTAGTCCCATTGTAATTGCAAGAGCATCAGAAGAGTTTGGACACCACGGGGTTGCCACAAAACCTTCTTCTATTTTAAGATTTTTAATATAACAATCTGTATTTTGTGAACATTGTATAAAATAAAATATAGTAGCATCAGAGGTTAAATTAAGATAACTAAAAGACAATCTAATCCATTTATTTGGTGTTGTATAGGCGGCGGCATTAGAACCTGCCCAATTATAATTTCCACCATTTAATTCTCCTCGAAACGGAACAGCTTGAGAAGAAGTAGAATAATAATCACAAGATATTGTATAACTTTTTCCAGAGGTAGCACTAAGCATACGATACTGTCGGCCATTGCCACCATTATTATGTAAATGTAAGCATTTAGTAGCTCCTCCGATATTTGATACTATCTCTTGTGCACCACCATTCATTTGATTACTAAATAACGTTACTGCTCCATCAGGATATCTTAAAAAAGAAGTATCATATCCTGTAATTAAATTCTCCTGCCCCCAACCATTTCTATTTAAAGGATAATGTAATATTAATCCTTTTGAAATTTCTTTAACCTCAAGAGGAGAAAGAGCATGGTCATAAACACGAACATCGCTTATTTTTCCATTAAAAGCGTTACCAGAAGTAATACTTCCAACCCGAAAATAATCAGCATTTGTATAAGTAATACTACTACTATCTATTACTCTTTCACTTTCTTTTAATCCATTGATATAAATAGACATATAATTATTACCTAAGACACCACATAAATGATACCATTTTCCTGCTTGTCCAATAGTAGTAGAATAAACCCCAAGACCACTCGTAGTTCCAGTTTGACTTACAAATAATCTTAAAGTATTATCAGATGCAATATCTAGATGTGTTCTAGTATGAGCACCTATCCCAAGTATTCTATACCAAGAACCGGATGTTAATACAGCTTCATTTAAATAAACCCAACAAGCAAATGTAATTTCTTTCCATCCTTCTCCAATTTGTTTGTTAGATTGAAAATAGTGACTCCCATCAAAACTATAACATCCACCCAACTTTCCATTCGCATCAAAAGTAGCACCATTATTTGTAACCGTTACATCATCTAATCCTTGGTTTCTTAAATCCTTTGTTAAAGGTAACCAAACCCTTAAACTCACATTAACATCCCTCCTTATGTTAAAATATATAAATAATGCGGGCACCCGCTCACTTCCCTCTTTATGCTAAGTTTTCTCATTTCACCATCTCGTTCAAACCTTTCACACAACGAGTGCCCGCATTATTTTTATCAAAAACTAAATACCAAAGCTCCTAGAGTAACATCATAATTGATGTTACATTTATCTGTACCAGAGCTAGGTTTAAAAGTAACCGCCGCAAGATCGCTAAATGTTTTACGACCCGAGACTGTTTGTGTTGTATCTATTGTTACATATTTTGTAGTAATATCATTTCCATTTTTATCTGCTGTTGCTTTTGCTGCTGTACCAGAAATTGAAATTCCCCATGTACCACTAGCGCCAGTACCGTCTGTTGCAACCAAAGTTTTGCTAGTAGATGGAAAAGTATATGACTGTCCGCTTGTCCCATTAATTTTAAAATACCATTTCGGGTTATCATCAGTGGCATTACCAAATGATGTTCCTCCAAAAGTAATAGTAGGAGTATTATATGCAATATCTAATAAACCTCTAGTGTCAGAACAACCAAACACCATAGAGCTAGAATAAGGATAGCTATTCCATGCAGCAGGACTACTATTATAAGCAATTGCAATTGAAGGAGAATTGGCTCTACCGTTTAATTGAGCCCATCCTCCTGAAGCAAGACTTCCTGAATAAGCTTTTAGATTAATAGGCTTATCTGTTATATTATTCCAAGCTACTGAACTTGCAGTAGCAGCATTTCCACTAATAGAAATACCCCAAGTCCCACTTGCACCAGAACCAGTTTTAGTAACAGTATAATTGGTATAATTACCACTAGAAAGTAGTGTTTGCCAAGCTCCCCAATCAGTTCCATTCTCTCCTCCACTATCATTTTGTCGATATTCCAAAGTAGTAGTACTATAAGGATGAAGTTGAAATTTATCAACCCCACTGCCAACTTGTAATCCAACCCAATCTGTATCATCCCAAGGAGCTCCAGATCCTTCGAAAGCAAATGATCCAGCTATGTTATCAATAGTAGTTGAATTTAAAGTTTTATTTGATAAAGCACTTGCTGTAGCAGCATTACCATTTAAACTTCCATTAAATTGAGTAGCTGTAATTTGAGCTGGAAAAGTAGCATTCTATTCTGAATCATATGAATATAAATGACCAGTTCTTGCCATATTAGAAGGAGTGGTCCATCCCATACCACCATAGCCTTGTATTTTTACAATTTGTAAACCAATGTAAGAAGTATTACCTCCATTTGCCTTAAAAGTAAATCTAAGGCGGCCATACTGTGTTCCAGGAGTATTCCCATATGTAGTTAATGGACTTATATTAATTACATTCCATCCACTCCAACCGCTAATTGGTACATCTGTCACAACAGAAACAAAAGAAGTTGGTGTACTTTGTAAAGCCTTTTCCATTGTTATAGTACAATTAGCACTTCCATTCGTACTTACATATAAAACAATTTTATTTAATGCTGTATACACTTGAGCAGCACCCGTATCAATTAAAATTCTTAATTGGTATTTGTTACTATTTGCAGTTGCTTTATTTGTAGAGTCGGCCTTACCTATATTAAAACCAAATCCATTACTAAATAATCCTCGCTTTTGTGTATTACTAGCGTTATAATCAGTCCAGGTTGAACCTCCATCTCTGCTGTATTCAATAGTAATTCCCGCAGGGTTTAAAAAAGCAAATCTATTTGCTCCTAATTCTGAAATCATAGCAGCATCAATAGGCCCATAACTATCTGTAAAATTTTTACCTCCCCAAGATAAATAAGCTTCAGGAAAACTATCTAAAGTATGAGTATGAGTTCCAGTTGCTGTAATGTGTCCTTGTGCATCATATGTAATATAAGGAATTGAAATTGTTCTATCTGAACTAGATGTCGCACTAGAAGTTCCAGCAGTACCAGCAGTAATCGAATTAGAATGATTAAATGTAGTTCCGCTTAAACTTAATCCAGTCCCTGCACTATAAGTAGTATCAGTCCAAGGAACATTAACATAAGCCTTCTAACTACTTAATTGTACTGCATAATTCTTCCCAGAAGTACTATATCCAATTTGAATACCACCTCTGGTTCCACTAGCTGCAAGAGGAAGAGAATAAGTTCCCGCGGGAGTCGCCCAACTACCATCTCCTCGTAAAAAACTTGTAGTATTGCCAGGAAGTTTAGTAACATATCCATCTTGAGCAGTTGATACTTTATGCCAAGTATCAGTAAACACTGCATTGCTAGGAACGGATTTTTCAATAGTATAAGAAATAGCTACTGGTTTACCAGCATTAGCTCCATCTGCAGGGAAATAAACTGGTTGAGTTGCGCTTCCTCCGTAGGAAGTTAATTTCTGTGAAGATGCAACAGAAGATGTTGAAGTAGCAACAATTTCTACAGAAACATCTTCATAATCATTTGTTCCAGTCCCTTTATATACTCTAATTTTACCATTAGCTCCTTGACCAATTCCAGTAACTTGTTTTACATTTAGAACATTACTTAATCCAACATCTGCATTTGTTAATGCTCTAAAAGTTGGAACTCCAGCCTGTGCGGCCGGTGCTGCTAGAACATACCTAGCTGTCTTTGAACCATATGGATTCTTAGTATCTCCATATGCATCAGCTAGACTAATCGTCGTAGAAGCCGCTGCCGCAGTTTGGTTAGTAGAAGTACTAGATACCACTGGTCCAGTTGCATCAATTTTAATTGAAGTAATACCCGAACTTGTTACATAAGTATTTGTATCAAGAGTCCAAGTATTAGCAGCAGTTTTCTTTAAAAATCCACTTGTTCCAGTTAAAGCTTCAATTGCTTTTAAATCATCATTTCCGCTTGTAATTTTAGACCAGGCTAAACCAGGTATATCATCTGCACTTAAAGCAGCAAATATATTACTTAATTTTCTTCTATGATAAGTAGTAGTTGTAGTACCACCACCAGCATACTGAGCAACAATATAATCTCCCCTAGTTGCAGGACTTGAACCTTCTCCCAATCCATTAATAGCAGTTGATAAATTTAAACCAATTGTGATAGTTCCAGAAGTTGTAATAGGACTTCCACTAATAGTAATTCCACCAGAACCAGAAGCTACTACAGAGGTAACCGTACCAGTATTAGAAGTTTTACTATTCCAATTATCAATATCAGTTTGTTTAATAGAAGCTGCGGCACTCGCTTTAAACACTGGATCAGTCTAGGTATATGAAGTTAAAAATGTAGTTCCTTTAGTAACAGTTAACTGGCCTCCAGATGCGGTAATAGCAGTCACCGCATTACCATTACCAGATGTAGTTACTGTAGTCACCGTATCAGTAAATTTAGGACTAGACCCAACCGCAACTCCATTAATAGTATTAACTTGAATATTATTAGTGAAACTAGAATTACCTGTAACAATTAAGGCTCCCGCAGTTAAATCATCAATAGAAACAGAATCACCAAAATTAACTGGTCCAGTTATATTACCACCAGTTAAAGGTAAATAAGTAGTTGCAATAACCTTTCCATTTCCATCTTGAGTTGCTTTTGTTGCGGCGGCCACTGTTAAACTAGATGCATTTACCCATGTAGGTACACCTGATCCTCCTGAAGCTAGAAGCTGTCCAGAAGTACCGGCCACATTTGATAATAATGTTTTAGGATTTGTATTACTTACATATACAATTGCTCCTGATGTATAATTAGTATTTCCAGTACCACCATTAGCTACTGGAAGAGTCCCTGTTACACCTAATTTAATAGGTGAAGTTGAATTACCACTTAAGGTAGCGGCAGTTGTTGAAGCTAGATTAGCCTGCAAGGTAATGGCGCTTCCGCTTTTATTTAAGAAATTACCACCCACCTTTATAGTACTATCTGTTGATAAAGCACCAGTGACATTTAATGTGCCACTAATAGTACCACCAGATTTTAATAAATAAACTCCATCTGTACCACCAATTTGGGTAGTATTACCACTATCATCCATAATATAAATATTTTTAGCATATAAACTACCATCATTAGTTAAATAAAATTGGTAACTCCAATAATTACCACCAGAATTATCATTTATATCATTTTGTAGATTCTCAAGAGAAGTAGATGTGGAAGCATTTCTAATATACAAAAATTTATCTGTTGCGGATGTCGGTACATGTAACCCAGAGTCCCAGTACTTCCCGTTATAACTTGGATAATGTAATCTAAAAGCTTCGTTTGAAATACTATCATCATTCCAGGCTGTATGGATTCTATTAGTAGAAAGTCGCCATGTTGTATTATCTCCAAGTTGAATTGCAGCAGTACCGTGGCTTCTAATCATGGCGGATTGACCTTGATTATAATCTAGGTAATTACCGATATACCAATAGTTACTGCTATCTTCTAATCCTATAGTTCCATCATAAGCATAGATAGATCCTCTTATGTAAGCGCCATCTGTAATATTATCATTACTATTATTAACTCCAAAATTAGGAGTAAAAATATTACCATTTGATAAATCAAGAAAAGTTCCTGTTAAAGAGTATGGAGCAGTCCCCGCAGCATAATTAGATGATTTAATAGCATCTGTTGCTAGTTGTGTTGCTGTAATACTATGTGCTACTAATTTACTTGCAGCTATTGTATTTGCGGTAATTTTATCACCGTGTAAGTCTTTAATCTTAGCATTAGTAATAGCTAAGTTAGAAATAGCATTTTCTTCAAATTGTTCTTGTTTCCAATGTCCGCTAGTTACATTTGAATAAGAACTGTCATAAACATACATTACAGTTCCATTGGCAGATTCTTTAAATAAAGTGTCTCCATCTATATAATTCCCACCTGTTGGGAAAGTTGAACTATAGTATATTCTGTTTTTACTGTCTGCAATACTAATAGCCTCTATTGAATTATCCTTAGCCTATTGAGCTGTAGCTGCTGCCAAGCTTGCTCTTTCAGCAGCTTCTGTAATACCTAAATCTTTATAAATTGTAATACTAGGATCACCAGAAGTATAATTTATAGTTGTTTTTACCCAATAATTAGGTTTTTCTGCATCATATTCTGGAACATTAGAACTCCAGCCTGAATAACTTTGTGCTGGAGTCCCATCTCCATAATTACAATATAATGTTACAATAGATGAAATACCGTTACCTGTATTTCCTTGAGGTCCTGTTTCACCTTTTGATCCAGTAATACAAACAGGACTCCCATATTCAGGAGTTGGGACATCCTGTTTTTTTATTACTGTTCGTTGCCAAACAAAAGTTCCATTCTACCAGGTAGGGATATTCTAGCTCCATCCAGTTTGAGGGGCGGCCGCAGAACTATTGCTTTTAGCATACTATACATAAAATCTCTATATGTCATTAGTATCAACAATAGTTATTGAACCATAACTTATTTGAGCCATTTTCTCACCCCCTTAACTTGCTGTTTCATTTAAAGTAACTTTTACATCTGCCGTAATTTTATTTTGAACTAAAGTACCATCTATATAAATAAATTGACCTGTTGTAGCAGGTTTTGTATCATTCGCTGTAAGCGGTACATTATTAACATTTCTATAAGTCCATTCATATGTGCATCTTCTTGAAGTTTGAGCAACCCAAGTAGAACCATTATATTGCATCAATTGAGCTGATCCAGTTTTATTACTTGAAGTAGGTTTTGTTAATTTTACAAAATAATCACCATTGTTTGCAGTTGTAGGATTATCTACACTTGCTACAATATCTGTTGGTACTGGATCAATTTCTGTACCATCTCTAGTTACTCTTACATATAAGCACCCAATACCTTGTGCATTTTTAATTTGAGTTCCTATAGTAGAATGAACACTAACTTGCAATGGGTCAGTTTTATCTACTAAAGAAACATATTCTTCATAAGTATTGCTATTATAAGTAACTGCAATTTTAAAAGAACCAAAACCATCAACGAAACTTCCATTCACTTTTAATACTGTATGCCCGTTTTCAGTTGTCACATAAGCTGGGCTAGAAGAATTTGTTGATGTAATTTTTATATATGTTCCAGCACTAGAAGAATAATTAAAATATTCATATGTAATATTTGTAGCCTCATTTGGGCCATCATATAAAATACCTCTAATAGTTAATGTTCCTTCTCCGTTTTCAAAAATAGTTCCATCTGGAGTAACCGCAGTTAATATAATTGCATTAGCTCCATCGTTAGCTGCTTTACTTCTTACCCAAGAATAAATTTTAGATAAAGTAACAGATTCATTTTTATCAGTTGCAATAGCAAAACTGAAAGTTATCGTACCTTTTTCTGGAACTGTTGCTGTTATTGGAATTGTATATCTTACATAGCCAACCTATGAAGCACTCGCATTTTTAATAGAAGGTGCAATATCTGTAGCAGTCCCCCATACATCCTTACTTAAAGTGGGTGCTGTTGTTACAGTAGTTGCCTTTTTAGTAATTCCTTGATAACCTTCAAAAGGAAAATCAATAAGAAAACTCTGAAAAGGATGTCCTTTAGTATCACATGGAATTACATCGGAATCATTTTGAGTAGTTAAACTCACTGCACTAACACCAGGATCTCCATGCTCACCTTGAATACCTTTTGCGCCATCACTAACTACAATAACTGTCTGGCTATCTAACTAAGTAGTATTAGAACCAGCCTCATATAAAACCGCTCTTAGTCGAGTAGTGCCTAAATTAGCTTGAAAATCATAATCTCTTTCATCTCCATCTGATGTCATAGCACCAGACATTTCATCCCTTCCATTTAAATAAAATTGAATTCTACCATTATAAGGAGTTTCTTCTGTTCCTGTTTTTTGCCATGCTGTAAAAGTTACTGTATTGGGATTCCTAGTTGTTGTTGCTACAACATCACTATTTTCTACATAAGTGTGTGTTTCTTGTACTACAACAGAACTAGCTTTTAATGAATATATAGTAGGATTAACACCATCTGCACCAGCTTTAACTTTTAATAGAGAAAAAACTTTAGTAAAAGTAGGATAATCTTGGTCAGAAAGAGTTCCATCTAAGTTAGGCATTTTACCTTCTTTGGAGCAAGTAAAAGTAACATTACCAGTTGCACCTGGCATTGCTGTAATAGTTGCTTTATTATCTTCAATAGCACTATCTGTTACTCCAGTTGATACTTTTGTAATATCCCATGTAGAAGTTTTATCTTTACCGCCTTCATAAATTGTCAATACTGTTTTAGCATCTGCAAAAGCTCCATCTACAGGATTGCCGTTTTTATCAGCTGGAATCATTTGGTCATCATTTGATAATACTGCTGAGATTGAACTTTGAGCATCTGCTCCATCTCTAAGAATTGAAATAGTGAAAATATCATAAGTATTAGCATCTGTTGTTACTAATCTAATTCTTACCATTTCACTACCATGCTAACCAGCTGCCGCAACAACAGGAGCATCAGTATTATTAATAGTTAAAGAATTCGCTGTTCCGCTATTAGGATAAGTTATATATTTATCTGTAGTCGGATTATAATATTCCCAACCTGCAATACTTACATTACTAACATTTGCATTTAATACAATTTGGGAATTAATATAGTTCCCACTTGAGTTAATTTTAAAAACATTATCTCCAGTAATTTTAGCAGTCTTAGCCGCACTACCCTGTCTTACAAGAGAAAAATCAATCTAACCTATTGCCTACAAGACAGTTCCATCTACTGTATAATGAGCGGTACATACATAAGTAATTAATCCACCTGTAGCACTTGCTAAAACATTTTTTGTAATCTCTAAATTATTTCCTACAACTTCTTCCCCATCTATTAATGCGGAAGCCGCTCCTCCGCCATTTCTTCTTTGCCATGTATAAGTAGCAGAAGTGGTAATATTTCTGCCCGCATAATAAGTAACTGGAGAAATAATAACTTTAGTTCCACCTGCTGAAGTATCCCAGTTTGGCATATAAGAATTCGCATCTGGGTTATATATTTGTGTTTTTGATGCATTTGCTCTTGGGTATACACTGAACTACCCAATATCAGTTACATCAACAATGGTTATTGAACCATAACTTATTTGTGCCATTCTTCATTCCTCCTTTTTAAATTTCTACCTAACAAGTAAAAACTGCTTTTTGAGTAACATCTGCGGGAGAAATTGTTATTGACCTACCTTGTGCTAACCTTCCCCAATTCTCATCTAAAAATCCATCTCGATCTCTTTTAGACCATTTAAAAGTTTTTACTTGATTTGTAATATCTTTGCTTCCTTTATAAACTGTTGCAGTTAAAACAGTATTTACATCAGGACTTGTAAAAATATTACCTGCACTTGAATCTATGTAAACAGTAATAGGAAGTTCTTTATCAATTTTATCAATTTGTTTATCAACGTAATCATCTACATTTTGATTAATCTATCCTTTTAGAATAGCAAGAGGAATACCTTGAGTTCCTTTCTGTCCCTTATACGTTAAATAAACATATCCAGTATTATAATCTTGATATAAACCTAAATTATTAATATCTAAATCTAAACTCTAAACAAAAGTAGTAAGATTATCTACTTTACTATTAATCTAAGCGGCATCCGCTTTTGTTTCTTCAATTGAAAGTAAATTTTCATCTATCCCTTCAATCTTATCCTTTATTTTTCTTAAATTGGTAGTAATATCTTCTTCTTTAGTATAGTCTATATCACCTACTGTTGCTTGCAAATCAAACTTATTCTACATAGAAACATTATGCGCGTCAATAGCTAAAGGGATGTCGCCATAATAAGAGCCATCCTCTTCTAAGATACGAAGATATTTTAGCCTTTCTAATTTATTCATGTGCTACATCTCCCTTCTTTAAAATATAATTATCAAAGAATATTTAAAATTCACTTTTTTATTTTAATTTTATTTGACCTATGCGGCGGCCGGTCTGTTTCCACTCTAGCCTCATAGGCTCATTGCACCAAGATCCGCATTCTTTATTTGTTTTTTTATAAAAAATTTATTATAATATATATAAGAAAATAGGAAGGAGAAAAAAATGAGTTCTTATATCAGTTTTTATTTAAAGGTAGAAGATAAATATTGTCCTTTAGGTTCTTATTCAAGAAACTGCTCTGAGTATAGATTTTTTAAAGATTTTGTTCCTTATGAAAAATTAGGTCCTTTGACTCTTGACAATTTAAGTACTATAAAAGAGGATGTTGATTTCTCAATTAAAAACAAAGAGGAGGCTATAAAAAATTATAGTAATAATATTGAACTTATAAAGACTTTTAATAATTCAGCAGAAGATAAGTTGCAACTAATAGGACAAAATCTTGAGGTAGTAGAAGAATTTAAAGAAGGTTTAGAAGAAGATAATAAATGTCTTACTTTTATAAGCTTTTTAATGAATATACTAATAGATGCTAATTATGATACATATGCCAAAGACCATGGTATTAAAGCGGATAATTACCTTTGGGCAGGGATTGAAGTAAGTGTAAAATAATTTGAAATTTTATAAAATTTTTAATATAATATATTCATAAAGAAAAAATAAAAGAGGTAAAAAATATGGCAACAAGATATAATGATGATGGATGGGAAGGCCAGTCTCAAATGACTAGACAGCGAGATTTGGTACTATCTACTAATGAGTTTTGTTTTCTCCAGTCTAAAACAAATGGTGCTATTAAAACATACACCGGTCCTATTACAATGACAATTTCCGCACAGGAATCGCTTGTTGTTTTTAATGCAAAAACAAAGAAATTTGAAGAAACCCAGGATTTTGAAAAAGCTAAGCAGTTATTTATTTCTGCGCCCGAGGGTTGGTATGTAGTATTAAAGAATCCTGCTACAGATAATTCTCATCCTGAGGCGGCAAAGGCTGTAAACAGTCCTAATCTTGAAATTGGACGTAAGATTAATATTGCGGGTCCTGTTTCGTTCTCTCTTTTCCCTGGTCAGATGACAAGGGTAATTAGAGGTCATAGACTTCGTTCTAACCAGTATCTTTTGGCGCGAGTTTATGATGCAGAGGCCGCACGAAAAGAAATTGGAACTGCAACTATTGTAAATACTGAAGGCAAGGAAGTTATTGCAACTCCCGAGGAATATTTCGTTGGTCAGATGATTGTTATTAAAGGTACAGAGGTATCTTTCTATATTCCGCCAACAGGAATTGAAGTTATTCCTATCGGAAATAGTAATGAATATGTGCGTGATGCTGTTACTCTTGAACGTCTTGAATATGCTATTCTTAAAGACGAAGATGGCGAAAAGAGATATATTCATGGTCCCGCAGTTGTCTTCCCCGAGCCTACAGAGACATTCGTAACTGCTCCCAAGGGAGGACTTATTTTCCGAGCTTTGGAACTGTCCCCTATTAGTGGTATTTATGTAAAAGTAATTGCGGCATATGATGAAGAAAAAGATGGTAAAACTATTCATCATCCTATCGGAGAAGAGTTGTTCATTACTGGTAATGACCAGATGATTTATTACCCTAGACCTGAACATGCAATGATTCAGTATGATGGAAAATATATGCATCATGCTATTGCTATTCCCGAAGGTGAAGGCCGCTATATTCTTAACAGACTTACAGGTGAAATCACTACAGTTCGAGGTCCTCAGATGTATTTACCTGACCCCCGCACCGAAGTTGTTGTTAAGAGAAAATTGACGCCAAAAGAATGTGCTTTGATGTACCCTGGTAATAAAGAGGTTCTAGCATATAATGACGGATTAAGTGAACTGGCAACAGAAAGAGCAGCAAGAAAAGGTTTAACTAATTCTACTGCGGTTACTGATTTGCTTAATAATGTTTATACTACTAGCAACCAGGAATCTACACTTGCTATTTTTGAGGCAAATGCTAATATCTCCCGTGGAGTTAGTTATACAAAGCCTAGAACAATTACTCTTGATACTAAATATGAAGGTGTTGTTGCAATTGACGTTTGGGGTGGTTATGCTATTAATGTGGTTTCTAAAACAGGAAATAGAGAAGTTGTTATTGGACCTACAACTAGACTTCTTGATTATGATGAAACAATTGAGGCTCTATCTCTTTCTACAGGAACACCTAAAAATAATGAAGTTACACAGCCAACCGCTTTTCTTCAGATTGAAAATAACAAAGTAACCGATATTGTCACAGTGCAGACAGCAGATTTTGTTAATGTTGGAGTCAAAATGGTTTATTATGTCAATTTCTTGAAGGAATATCAGGATTCTTGGTTTGCAATCAATGACTATGTAAAATATTTGACAGACAATATGCGTTCTCTTATCAAGAGAGAGATTAGAAAATATACTATTAAAGACTTTTACGCTAACGCTACTGAAATTATTAGAAATATCATTCTTGATGTTAATACAGAAACGGAAGCTACTGATGAGCCTAAGCCTTTTGGCAGATTTTTCCCTGCAAATGGTATGCTAGTAAGTGATGTTGATATTATTCAAATTAGTATTGCGAAGAATATTGCAGCAATCCTTGAAAAGCATCAGAATGATATTATTCAAAAGGATATTGAACTTTCTGATGCGGAAGCTCGTTTGAATGCTGCTAGAGAGCTGGCTGAAATGCAGAAGGAAGAAGCCAGAATTAAAAACGAAGCTACACTTTTCGAACTTCACCTTAAACAGGAAAATGAAAAGCAGCAAATGGATAATGAAGAGGCTCTTCAGGCAAAGAAACGCGAAGCAAAGGCCGCAGAAGTTCAGGCTAAGAAAGATTTACAGGAAGTTTTGTCTGTAATCCAGACAGCAGAGATGGAAAGACAGAAAGAAAAGCATGATGCAGAAATTGCATATGAAAAGGAACTTGCCGAAATCGAAAAGAGCAAGAAGGAAGCATATGCAAATACAGTTAAGGAAATTATGAGTGCAGTATCTCCTGACCTTATCGCCGCTCTTAGTGCAAAAGCTAAAGCAGATATTTTGACAGAGGGTATGGCTAGTATGAGTCCTTATGCTCTTGCTAATGGTGAATCTGTTGCGGATACGGTTAATAAACTTCTTCGTGGAACAACTCTTGAAGAAATTATCAATGTAAAAGATTGATATATATTATAAAAGGGGCAAGATAAAAAATTGCCCCTTTATTTTTTTAAAAATTTTTATTATAATATATATATAAGATAACAAAAGGAAAAAAATATTTATAATACCAAAAGGAGCTGATAAAAAATGAAAATGTATTTTAAAAAGGACGAATCTGAAGTTGAAGTTTATCACTTTTTTGAAAATAACACCGCTTTGATTTTTTCTCCTTCTCTGGCAGGTAGACAAAATGGGAATGGTTGGAGCAAAGTAAAACTTGGACAGCTAATCCCTTTAGAGTATTTTAATAAAGAAACCAATGGTTTTATGTCAAAAACAGCACGTAATAAAATTAAAGATAGGCTTACTTTGACAAAGGCAGTATGGACCTGCTCTGATGGAGAAAACTTTAAAGATTGTGATAAAGCAATTGCACATGAAAAGGAAGTAATGGAAAAGGAGGCAGATAATAATGCTGAATAAAGATGGGAAAAGAGAATTGGCTTATGTAGTTACTATTGACAAGATTCTTCCAATCGAGGGTGCTGATAGAGTTGAGCAGGCGGTTGTCGGTGGATGGCATATTATGGTTAAAAAAGGTCAGTTTGAACCTGGGGCTGCCGCAATTTATTTTGAGATTGATTCAAAGGTGCCTGAGACTGAACCTTTCAAGTTTCTTGAGGCTAAACATTATAAGGTCAAAACCCAGAAATATTTTAAAGGAAAAGTAATTAGCCAGGGTCTTCTTATGGCTGCTGAAGATTTTGATTGGACAACACAGGTAGAACCTCTTGGAGGAGTAAGAACTGAGATTATTATTGATGATAAGGGTAAAGCGCATTATCCTGATGATGAATCTCGTTTCCTTACTGAACAACTGGGTGTTACTTATGCTGTAGACGAGGATAATACTCGTAAAGCGGCGTCCGCAGATAAATATAAAAAAATGGCACAGCGTAATGGAAAACTATTCTCTTATCAGCCTTTCCGTTGGCTTATGAAAAGAGATTGGGGTAAGAAACTTCTTTTCTTTTTCTTTGGAAGAAAGAAAGATAAAAGAGGTGCTTGGCCTTCTTGGATTAAGAAAACAGATGAAGAGAGAGTCCAGAATATGCCTTGGATTCTTGAAAATAAAAACCCTTGGATTGCAACTGAAAAAATTGATGGAACTTCTACTACTTTTGCTATTAAAAGAGGAAAGAAGCTTTTCGAGAAAGATGAATTTTATATTTGTTCTCGAAATGTAGTATTTGATACTCCTGAAAAAGGATGTTATTATGATACCAACGTGTATGTTGAAATGGCAGAAAAGTATAATATGAAAAAAGTTTTAACTACTCTTCTTGCTAATTTCCCTTGCGCCGACTATATTATCATCCAGGGCGAGACATATGGAGCAGGAGTCCAGAAAAGAGATTACTCTAAGAAAGACCATGATTTTATGGCTTTTAATCTTATCATGTCTCATACCGGAAGATGGAATACTGTAGATATGGAAGAGTTATTGAAGAATTATAATATTCCTTGTGTGCCTATTGTAGATAATCATTTTATTCTTCCTGATACAGTAGAAGAACTTCTTGATTACGCAACTGGCAATTCTGTGGTAGATGGAAAAATGAGAGAAGGTATCGTATTCCGCTCTCTTGATGGAAGCCAGTCTTTTAAGGCTGTTTCTAATGAATTTTTAATTAAGTATCACCAGTAAAGGATAAAAAATCAAGCAGATTTTTTTCTGCTTGATTTTTTTTTAATTTTTTTATATAATATATTTATAAGAATAAAAAAGGAGATGATTTTTTATGATGAGAATTTATAGAGTGTTTTTTCTTAACTCTGCCGGAGTAAAGCGAGAAATTGGACGAGGAAGAACTATCAAAGAAGCTAAGAAAAGAATAGCTAGATTTCTTGATGAAAAGAAATATAAATCTTATTATTGGCGATTTTGGGAAGAAGATGGATATATTTGGGTTGATGTCGGTTCTTGGTCTGAATTCTTCCTTATGAAAGGAGAGCTGATTTAATATGGCAAGGAAAACAAAAGATATTCGAAATGTCGCCCTCAGCGATTTTTATTGTACAAAATGTGGGATGAAAGGAATCCCAGTATTCAGAACAATAGGCCAAGAAAGAGAACCTGGGCACCTTAAAAAGCTATTTTGTTTACATTGTCAAGAGGAGACTAATATGGCGGAAGTTCGTCCCCGTGGCAAATATACCCTAGATGATTTCTGGATTGAATACCAGGGTGGTAACTTCACATCAAGCGGCGACCGCATTGAACCTTGGAAAATTTTTGTAGCTAATTATAAAAAAGGAGGCGATTAATATGATATATTTTACAGCAGATTTACATATGTAGGCCAAAAATATATAAATATTTTATTAAAATTTTTAATATATATTGATAATAAATATATATTAAGGAGAAATATGATTATGATTTATAACGTATACAAAATTTAGAATTTAATTAATGGAAAAGTTTATATTGGGTCTAGTCAAAATGTTTAGAAACGTTGGATTGCACATAAAAATGCTGCAAATAATCCAAATAACCCTCATTATAATTATCCTTTATATCGAGCTTTTAGAAAATATAAATTAAAAAATTTTAATTTTACTATTATTGGCACTTATAATACTAAAGAAGAGATGGAATAGGCAGAGTATAATTATATTATAAAATATGATTCTACTAATAATTAGAAAGGGTATAATCAAACTTTATTTACAGAATGTGCGTTACGAGATCCAGATATTATGAGAAAAATACTAGAAAAAAAATCTCAAAAATGTGCTTTAGTAAATGAAAAAGAAGAAATTATATAGATTTATCCCTCTTACCAAGAAGCCGCTAGACAAAATAATATAACAAATGGAGCTAATCATGTCAGATTAGTGTGTAAAGGTATACAGCATTCTATTAATAACACTTTATTTTTTAGAGATTTAAATGAAAATAATCAAGTTGTTCATTTAAGTAATAATATTCTACCCAAAAATTATAGAAATAGAGAAAAAATAGTTGCAATTTCTGCTGATAATCCAAATGAAATAAAATATTATAATTCTATTTATGAGGCTGCTAACGAATTACAAACAGATAGAGGTTCAATTCATAGTTGTTTAAAAGGAGATACTAGACACTCTTTAGTAAAAGGTTATATTATTAGAAGAGTAGACTAGAATAATAATATAATTGAAAATAATATTAAAATTTCAGACAAACTTAAAGAGTATAATGAAAAATTTCCTTTAATTAATGGAGAAAGACATACTAAAACTGAATGGTGCCGTATTTATAATGTAAAATGGCCTACAATTAGAAATCGTTTAAAAACGTATGATATAACTTTTGAACAAGCATTAACAACATCAAGAGCTAAATTAAGCTCTTTTAAAAGAAGGGAGTGATTTTATTATGAGTCAGACTTTTTTTACATCTGACTTACATTAGTCATATCGGGCACGATAAAGATTTTATTTGGGAAGAAAGAGGATTTTCTTCTGTTGAAGAACATGATAAAGAAATTCTTAAAAGATGGAATGAAGTAGTTAAACCAGAAGATATTGTTTATATCCTTGGAGACCTTGCTTTAGGACAAAATGAAAATGAGTGGGATAATATTTTTTATGATTTAAATGGGAACATATTTTTTATTCAAGGTAATCACGATACGAATCGAAGAATATCCATTTACCAGGCAAGATATATAATGAATTATTTAGGAGCAGCATCTTTTTGGAAATATGGGAAAAAGAGTTTTTATTTATCTCATTATCCAACTTTAGTTGCTAATAAAGATGATAAAAAATTTCTTTGGAATCTTTCTGGACATACTCATTCCAAAAACAAATTTGAATATGGTCAATATCATGTTTATAATGTAGCAGTAGATGCCCATAATTGCTATCCAGTATCTATTGAAGAAATTATAAAAGATATTAAAAACTATAATAATATACAAATGTAAAGGGGAACTTATGAAACTGTTAACGTCAGAATATGATTATACTACAGAAGCTGCACAAGTTGAATTGGAACATAAAGGAAAAATTTACAAAGGTTCAGCTCATTATAAACCAAGTGAGAAAGATTTTCCTAATAGATTTTTTGGACAGCGGTTAGCCGAAAAAAGAGCTATGATAGGGTACTGGAAAGAGCAGCGAGATAAAAACAGAATCAAAAAGTAGGCTTTAGAAAGTTTTAAAAAAGATTTGCAAGCAAGTATTAAGAATCCTTTTGTTCCAGATTGTATTGATGAAATTTTTGGTAAATTGAATCAACATATTAAATATTATGATAAAGAAATGATGGATTGTAAAAAAGCAATTGAGGAGCAAAAAGAAAATATTAAAAAAGATATTCAACTTCGAGAACAGCTTATGAAGAAGGTCAATAATAAATAAAACTTCTTTAATAAAAATCACTACTATTAGGATTGAAACTAATAGTAGTGATTTTTTAATTGAAAGAAGGGACAGACTATGATTAGAGGTTATATTCCTGGGTTCAGCCGGCCTGGTAGCGAAGTCCGCTATGGTGATGTTCAAGTTATCATAGATGAAAAGAAAAAGATATGCCTTGTTATTGATGGCGGCTGTGGGAAAGGAACTACAAAACTTATCGCTTATTTAAAAAGAAGAAAGATTTTTAAAGTATACCTTGCAATAAGTCATGCACATTATGATCATATATATGGCATCCGTAAAATTATAAACGATAAAGACTTTACTGTTTTAGGTTTATATTGTTATGATCCAGATAGTTTAACAAAGGGTTTAAGTAACAATAGAGGAAGCTAGGAAGTGCGGACTGATATTGCATCAATGAAAACTTTATTGTCTGAGGCTAGAAATAAAAATATTAAAATTACATATTTAAAACATAATGATAAAGTTGTTCTTGGAAATATTAAATTTAAAGTTTTCCGGAAACAACCTAATCGCGTTGCTGACAGCGATAAAAATGGATGGGACTATATTAATAATGGAAGTCTTTGCTTTTATTTTTATGAATTATATTATTGGACAAGTGGAGACGGACCGGAAAGTGCCTACGAACTAATAAAATCTTTAGGTATTAAAGTAAAATTCTTTAAAATTCCTCATCATGGAAACAACTGCAATAATACGCAGGCGAAAGGTTTAAAACAGCTTGGCGCAATCTACTGTTGGTATAATGATCTTGAACCAACAGGAATTGGAACTACAGATTTCACACAATATGGCGCAAGAAGATGTAAAGAAAATGGCTTAACTGTATTTGAAACGGTAGGAGACCTTAACTGGGTTGCTCAGAGCGGAAAGATGATTATTTACAAGAGTGGTAAGAAATATGCTTATGATGTACCATTCCAGCCTAAAACAACTTTGAAACAGCCTACTGCTGATATTATTAGAAATACTTTTATGAATAAATATGGTGCGGGAGACACAAGAACAAGTAATTTACTTGATAAAGGTTTTTATCCTGCTTCCGCGCAAAATAAAATTAATTTAGTTATTAAAGTGGCAAAACAAATTATTAATGGACAGGTAAACTATGGTGCGGGAGATGCAAGAATTTAGGCCCTAGACAAAAAGTATGGAAGTGGATATGGACAATTAATTCAAGATGAAATTAATTCTCTATTAAATGCCAAATCAAAAAAATGGTAAAGGAGGATTATTATGACAACTAAGAAAGTTATAGATATATCTCAATTTAACAATGTTACAGATTGGGCAAAAGTTAAAGCAACTGGTTATCCTGTTATTATAAGAATTGGATATAGAGGAAGTAAAACGGGAATTATTACATATGATCCAAAATATAAATAGTATAGAGCAGCTTGTGAAAAATATGGAATTGAGCATTCTTTTTATTTCTTCCCCTGCTCTATAACAATAGCTGAAGCTCACGAAGAAGCTCAATTTGTAATAAATGAAGTAAAAGACTGTAAACTTAATATGCCAGTTTTTTGGGATAGTGAAGTTGTACAAAGAAATAAAAGCGGACGTTCAGATAAATTATCAAGAGAGAAAAGAACTAAGATGTTAAAGATTCTTTGTGAAGATTTACTTGCGGCGGGCATCCCTTGTGGCGTGTATGCATCTAGATCTTGGCTATATAATAATCTAGATATGAGTCAAATTCCAACTGCCGCAGAGTATAATACTTGGGTAGCGGAATATGGCGTCGCTCAAAACAAATATAATGGTAACCAGGTTTTATGGCAGTATACTTCAGGTGGAACTGTCAATGGCATCGGCGGCCGCGTTGATTTAAGTTATATTATAAATGTTTTTAATATGAACGCTGCGGAAAGTAAACCTTTAGAACAGAAAGAATCTAAACCTATTGAAAAGTCTGAATGGGAGAAAATTTTAGAAGTTGCTAAAGAAGAATTAGGATATTTAGAAAAGAAAACTAATTCAAGCCTAGATAGCAAAACAGGTAACGCAGGATATAATAATTATACCAAATACTGGCGAGATATTAATACCTGGTGTGGTAAGAATTATCAAGGTCAACCTTGGTGTGCTGCTTTTGTAACTTGGTGCTTTACAAAGGCATTAGGTAAAGCAAGAGCACAGCAATTATTAAAGCATTATCCATATGTTTACTGTCCTACTCTTGGTAATTTATTTACTAGAAATGCAAATCCTAAAGTTGGTGATATTGTAATTTTCTGGAAAAATGGCACTTTTGCCCATACTGGTTTAGTAATAGCTGTAAATGGAGATCAATTTACTACAATAGAAGGAAATACAAGCGGCGCTTCTTCCGTTGTAGATAATGGCGGTGGAGTTTGTCAGAAAACTTATTACAATTCTAAATTACCTGGCACAAAATTCTGCACCCCTGCTTATAATTCAACCTCAATTTCTTCTAATGTTAATAAAGTAACAGTAGCAGATGATATGCATACAGTTAAATGGAAAGGTTATGTTACAACAGGTAATGCAAATTTAGCGGTTAGACTAGAACCAAAAAATAATGCAAAGGAATGTTCTTTTAGTCCATTAAAAAATGGAACAGAAGTTGGGGTTTCTTATGAAACTGGTAACTGGTATTTAATTAAGTATGATGGAAAATTCGGATATGTAAATAAAGCATATATTAATAAAACTAAACCTGAAACTAATTCTTCAAAAACAATAAATAATACTACAGATGATATTCATACAGTAAAATGGAATGGTGTAGTAAAAACAAATGGCGGCACCCTTAACGTTAGAGTACAGCCAAGTACGAATGCAAAAACTTGTAGTTTCGGTCCTTTAAAGAATGGTACTTCAGTAGGAGTCTGTTATTAGAATGGTAAATGGTATTTAATTAAATATAATAATAAATTTGGATATGTTTATTCTGATTATATTATAAAAAAATAAGGGGGAAAGAAGATTGAATATAGAATTAGAATTAGTTGTAACAGTTATTATTGCTATAATAGGTTCTAACGCACTATGGGGATTTATTCAATTTCTATTGGAACGTAAAGATAAAAAAAGTGATTGTTCAAAGAAAATTCTTGCATCAATTTAGGAATTAAAAACTAAACTTGATGAAAGAACAGCAGTGGGATGCCGTATTCGTATCCTTAAATTTATGGATGAAATTATTGAAGGATGGGAACACTCAAAAGATAGTTATAATCAAATAATGAGAGATATTACAAACTATCTTCAGTATTGTGATGAACATCCTTAGTTTTTAAAT